ATTATTTTCTTCATCATTTTCTTTTAATAAATCAGGATTATATTGAATATTACCAGTTTTAATTTCATATATTGCAGTTTTTGCAGAGTGAATATCTATTTTTTTATCATATGGTAATCCTAATATTACTCTGGGATCTCTATAATATCTTGTTGTTACTTCTGGAAACCATCTTTCTTTCTTTAATTCTTTTTCATAATGTATTGATCCAAAATCAGCTAATTTTATTTTAATATTATTTATTTGATCTTCTGTAAATAAATCACTTGTTCTATCTGATAATATAGTTTCAAAATCAATAATTTCATGAACAAACTTATTTAATTCTAATAATATTAAATATTTATCATGTTTTAATTTTTGTTTTTGTTTCTTATTTTTTAAATTGTATTGAGATTTTATTTCCTCTATATTTTCATCAAATTTTTCTTTTAATTTTAATTTATTAAATTTATCAATTATTTTTTGATACTTCTTGTTTACTCCACATACTAATATGTTTTCTGGTTTTATATCAGTATGTATTATATCAAAATTATGCAATATATTAATTGCATTATATAATTGTTGTTCTACACTATTTACCGATTCTTTTGGTAAACCATTGGTATATTTTTCAGTCTTAATTACATCATATAATGATCCAGCCATTAAATCCATTAACATACATACATATTTATCATCATTTTTTTCAAATATAAAATTATGTTTTAATGTCATTAATGTATCAACTTCTTTATTATTTTTACATATTTTACTAATCATATCATATATCTTTAATTCTTTAATACCTTCGTCATAATCGTCAGGTGTCTGTATTTTTAATGCGTAAAATTTGTCTTCTAAAATATCATATGTTAACCAAACAGATGAAAATGATCCCCAACCAATTTTATATAATAACATATATTGATTATTAATTACATCACCTATAAATTCATCACCATTCTTACTATAATCAACATCACTTGAATCGGATACATTGCTTGATGAATTTGAACTTGAATTACTAGTATATGAATCACTATCAGTCATATCATTATTTTTTTTATTAATTTTATTTTTATTAATATTACTCATAACTATACTATATTTTTAATTCTATGTCTTTAAACTAAAAAAATTGATTATTATATATCTTAATGCCAAATTATCTAAATAGTATAAATTAACATGATAAAGAACAAAACTAATAATAGTTCTGATGCAATTGCATGGGAAAATGTGCGTAATCGTAAATCGAATAAGCCATTCCCACCTAAAGAAACTAGTCCAAATACGAAGAATATGGAATTAAATGAAAACTATGTTCCTAAAGACCTACGTATTGATCTAGATGATATTTTATATTCAGATACATCAACATATGAAAAGATACGTAATATAAATCATAAAGTAAATAATTTTGTAAAATTTAAATCAACTAGAAATTCTGATAATATTGATTGGAAAAAAAGACTATATATTTATATTATTCATAAATCATGTAAGAGAAATAAGCATGAAATTATTGCATCAATTTTAGATAATGTAAAAGATTATACTATATATTCAAATGCAGTATCTTCTACTCTTTCAGGTAATACATGTCTATTTGATGCTGCTTATTATGGAAGTGATCATTGTATGAATTATTTAATTAATCGCGGTGCAGATATTAATCATAAAAATAAGAAAGGTGAAACAATTTATGATGTGCTTGATGTTGGTCTTAAAGCTGCTATTGAAAGATTTCCAAATGCTGTTGAGATAGTTGAAAATCGATTTGAGGATTGTATTCATTTAGTAAAGAAAGCAGAAGCAAGAAAATTAGCAGGCGAAGTAATTGAAATTGTACCAAAAGAAGAAGAACAACCTAAATCGAAGTTTAAAGATGATTATGATTTTGACACACTAAAAGAAGATCTTCTAAAATATGTTGAAACTCCATCTGTATGCAGAGAATTTATTGATTTTCTAAAGAAGAACGATTTTAGTATGCTTCTTGTACGTGTTCTTGAAGAAGAAGATATGGAAGATGTTCTAATTGATAATCCTTATTTAGCAAAACTTGTGTAAATATGTTGAAAAAATTGATTTAATTAATTTATAATATGATATTATATCAAAGTAATTAAATATGTTTAATACTAACAATTATATTGATAATCGCTCTTATGAAGAACTTGTTGAAGCATCAAGTCCAACAGGTGCATATGATAATATTGTATTTACTATTCGTTCTGATAAGAATAAAAATAGTAGATATAGTGAATCAAAACTCTACCAAGGTAAATTTGAATATTATGAAGTTGAAGGTGCTATCTTAAAAATTAATTTTGAAAATAGTAAAAAAGATTTATCTGATATTAAGATAAAAATTGATCAATCTCGTGACAATTTAGAAGAAGCAAATAAAAAAAACATAGGCTTGAAAAGTAAATCATCATTAACTGAATCAGAGAAAAAAGAAATCAAAATTCTATCTGAAAAAATTTCTAAATTAGATGAAGCTATTTCTAAATATATTGATGATATTCCGTATATAGAATCTATTATTGAAGTCAATAAAGATAAACTTGAAAAATATCAATTGAATGAATATATTGCGAGAGGAGAATATTATGGTCTTCGTCGTGCACATAAGGAATATTTTCAAACAAATGATTTAGAATATCTTCGTAAAGCAGTACATATGACTTGTTCTTATTCAGATAAACTTCGATATGGAAGTAAATATATTGCTCCATATAAGGATCATCTTCTTAATGAATCAGAATCACCATTTTCTCCAGAACAAACTTACCGAATGAATTATAGTGCGCAACATACTAATTGGTTTGATGATAATTGGTAAAAATTGATTTATAATTAATTTATTTTAAATATTAATCTTAATATATAAAATGGAATATAATACACATGATAATTATGGTAGACCTTATAAAGTCGTAATTAATCATGAATATTTCGTATCAGTTTATAAAAATGATACAAATGAACTTATATTTAATAAGAAAGTTAATAAAGTCTTTATTGGTAAAAGTCCTTTAAATCAAATGACAAAATTTAGTGGAGGTCATGGAAAAGATTTTGATGGAAATAGTTTTTTATTAGAATTAGATGACAATAGTTATCAACATATTGGTCGTGATATATTTACGTTTAATTCTTATAATAAAATTATTAAATACGTTTCTCCAATTGGTAATAATGATGTACCATATCCATATGCAATTGATTCAGATGGTAATATATATTTACTAATTGAAGATGTAGTTTTAATTAATACTGATCAATTTAAAAAACTGTATACTAAATATGATGACCCATATGATTATTATTATAGTTTAGATTTAATTACAGAAGATTTTGGTAGAGTTCCTGCTCAAATTCCTGATATTAAAAAATTAGATGAATTTAGAGAATATAATAATATAAAAGAATATTATCATAATGATGAAAAATATACATTAAGATATAAAACAAATCCTGAAAATTATTATAATGATGGTGATCAAGTTTATCTAGTTTATGAAAATGGAGAACAAAAATATTTAACGAAAGAAGATTTTATAAAACTTCATGAACAATATGGAATGTTAATTGGTTTTAGAAAGTTATTAAATAAACAAAATAATTAATTTATATATATATATATGAATTATTATTCTAAATATTTAAAATATAAAAATAAATATTTAGAATTAAAAAACCAATTAGGTGGTGAATTAATTGATAGAGAATCTGGTAGAAATCACGAATATGAAGGACAAGTTGTAAATGATGCAAATCGAACTACAAATCAATTAGTAAATTTAGATATTAATTGTAGAGATTTGGAAGGAATTAATAAATTTCGGTTAGGAAGACAATATGATAGAGAAGAAGACAGAGATAACCAAATATTATATAGATATAGATGTGCTAATAATGATCGTGAACATAATGATAGAGGTAATAGACAACAAAATACAAATCTAGATGAATATAATGCTACCCAATTAAGTTATCTTGGTAGACATGATATTGATTGTCATGGTACTGCAATTAAAGATATACAATTACAAAGAAATGGTGATAGAATAAATTATAATTATAATTGTGGAAATATTCCATTAGGAGTAACTCGTGAAAATATCGAAACTCCTGTAAATCATCATATAGGTAATATTTTTTTAGATAGACATGATATTGTATGTAATGAAGAAGAAGTATTAACTAAAGTAAGATTACATTCTCCAACTGATACACAAATACAGTATGTTTATACATGTGGTAAAAGTCCAATTAAAATAGAAATAATTCCAAATGATAGAGGAGATACTTTTAGTTGGTTATGGGTTCCATTAATTTATAATGTATTAACAGATATAATTATTAGATTTCCTGAAAGATTTGAAACTGTTTTTAATGAATTTTATAATGGTTATGGTAATAGAGCAAGATTAGCTCCAGGATTTAATAATTATGAAACTTTTAATACATTTTTAGCAGAAAGATTAAGAATTACATTTGGTATATTGACTCGTGCACAAATTTTAGCAAGAACTAATCCTCTGATTTTTGAAGATGGCGATTTACATTTAAATGGTGTAAGTCAAGATCATATATTAGGTGGATTTCGAGAGCAACCACCTCCCTTGCCTGATGGAACTGTACCTCCAGCAATTTATATTTTGGCTGGAGAATTATCACAATTTTGTGGTGAACTAGCAAGACATGTGTGTAGAGAAGAAGTTGGTTTAAGAGGACAAAGAATATTTTTTTATTAAATAATTCTAATATATTTGGAAATGTTTATTTTAAATTGATTAATAGTTATTTAAAAGTATAAATATAAAAAAAATATAATATGATTCTTTACACTAATATGGTTGCAGATTTGTTTCATTATGGTCATTCTGAATATTTAAGAAAAATATCTGAATTTAAAAACGATGGAGATAAATTATATGTTGGTATTCATAATGATGAAACTGTACAATCTTATAAAAGATTACCAGTTTTAACAATGGATGAACGTATTAAAGTAATTAGTTCTTGTAAATATATAGATAAAGTCATACATGATGCACCTATGTATATAACTAAAGAGTATATTGATCTTTATAAGATTGATCTTTTTTTTATTCCAGATAATCGTATAAGTGAAGATATAACAGTAATTAATAATGGTGTTCCTATTTCTGTTAACCCAGCTAAAATTCCACATGAGATGGGAATAGTAAAAAAAATTCCATATACACATGAAATATCTACAACAGATATTATAAAAAAAATAAAAACTCGAACAGATTTATAAATAATTTAGGTAACTTTATTTATGATATTATATATATATAAAATGAAATTAAGAAAAGTTTCAAGTCAATATTACTTATTAAATAATGACTTTTATTTAATAAATACAGAAAAATACATAAATTTGAAAGTATCTCCTAAAGTAAATATAGATAATTTAAAAAAATCACAATCAATTATGACAGAAATGTTAAAATCATTTGATAAAATATGTAGAAAATATAATTTAAAATATTGGTGTGTTGGAGGTACATTCATTGGAGTAGTACGACATAATGGATGGATTCCATATGATGGCGATATTGATGTTTGTATGTTAGATACTGATTATGAAATATTTCGCACTAAAGCAAATGAATTACCATCAGATTTATGGTTACAATTTAAAGATAATGATCCATTATATAATATAAATATAAGAAAAATAAGACATTTAAATTCTTATTATACAGATTATCCACCAAGAGATAGTCATACAGGATTACAAATTGATATATTTCTAAATAAAAAAGTTGATGATCATATAATTAGTTTATCTGATAAAGAACAAACTGGTGAAATTGACTTTAATATGAAATATAATGAAATATTTCCACTAAGAGAAGGAAAATTTGAAGGTATAGATGTTTATATACCAAACAAATATAAAGATTTTTCAATAAAATGTTGGGGTAATTATCCTCCAAAATTATTACCAATTGAAAGAAGATATCCACATGAAGGTAACATGAATCCAAATAATGCTAGAGAAGAAGATATAAAATTATATCCAATTATTTATAATAGCTTAAAAGAATGGAAAATATTAATAATTTCAATAAATGATATAGAAGAACGTAGAATACATGTATTAAATTTAATTGAAAAATTAAAAAAATTAAATATAAGTGCTGAAATAATAGAAGCTTACTATTGGAAAGTTCACAATATTGATGAATCTTTGAGAGAGAATAATATTACTACATCTATAAATTATACAAATAGTAATAAAATAAAGGGACAAATATGTTGTTTTTTATCTCATATGAAAGCCTGGAAATATATTGCTAATTCATCCGAAGATGTAAATTATATTATATTAGAAGATGATACGGATATCCCAGAGGATTTTAATTTTAATCATTTAACAAATATATTTAAATATTTACCAAATTATGATTTTGTAAATTTTTGGAGACATCCTAGACAAATTAATAATCAATCTAAATGTATTTATAATCAGTTCTTTAGTAAATATTATTTTAATTATGGTACTTGTTCATATACAATTACAAATAAATTTGCAAACGAATTAATAAAAATTAACAAATATTATACAGCAGTAGATGATATGTTAAATAATGATTATTTACAATATAGAAATACATTTATTACATTAAAAAATTATTTTAATAATGAAGGGGGAAATTCTAATATACCTGGTAAATTATTAAGTTCAATTGATTACTAGTTATATGAAAATTAATAAGGAAATACAACATTAATTAATTTATTTTTAACCTTAGTTTTGACGGTATTTAACGGTACATTCAATTCTATTTTTTTTTCCCAAATAACATTTCTGACCAAGTTTCAAGTAAATACTTTT